AATGGCTCAAGTGTATCTATAATACGTTTTTCTTTTTGTGTATTATGTCTAACTTCTTCTATCTCACATGGGTGTATCTTTGCCATAACAGGTTTTAACAACTGGGTTGCCATACCGTCACCAAAGTTACTTTCTATGACTACATAGTTCACATCATTCTTTTTAGCTATGTTTGCTAGTCTAGCCATTATATCTTCACTATAACCACCATCTAAAGAACCTATAGCAGTCAAATAAAGCACTCCATGAAGCATTTTAAGCACCGCATACGCTGTTTTGTCCGCTCCTCGACCTGAGGGGTCAATAGACATACATGTACCTTCAAATGGCGTAAATTCTTCGCTCATCATCATAGGAGCTACAAAGTAATCACCTTTAAGTCCCACATTAGGTATATCAGGGTCTATAGCTTTCATCTGTTCTGGTGATGAAGCCCATTGTATCTTAGCAGGAGCTTCCTTCCATGTAGAACAACCTGAAGCTACAATTAAATCGTTTAGTTTTAATGGATACCTGTTGGCATCACTTAAACTAGTGTCCAACATAAATTGTAAGTTAAAACCTGAACGACCATAAGATGATAGTCTTTCCATTAGGTCAACATTATCAAATCTTTTAGGGTCAGTAGGTTCACCTTCTTTACCCTGTATAATGTCTGCTAATTTATGACCATAACTAATTTTTTGTGTAGCATTAGGTACTAACGCAGTCCAAATTTTTGTTTTAAAACCTCTTTCCTCTAATGTGTTATATAATGACATCTCATTTTGAGGAGTTCCTAAAAATATAATTCTACCAGTGTTAGGTTTAATAATTGCATCAAATTCTTTGACTGTCTCAGACAATCTATCTCTCATTAACTGTGTTTGGGAGTTATTAGCACTCTCTACGTCATCAGCAATGATGATGTCTGCTCTACTACCTGTTAACTGTCCTGTAATACCCATAGATTTAACTGAGGGTGCGTGAGAAGCTAATGCAGGTGCTACATCAAATGATACCTTAGAATGTCTTTGATTATCTCTAGGTATTAAGTGTTGTAACAATGGCATTTCACCTATTAGCCTTTGTGTAAAGGTACTAAAGTCATCTGCTCTTGTTTTACTAGCAGATACTACCAAAATATTTTTTTGAGGATTAAGAAGTAATTGATGACATACAAAGGCAGAGGTAATCCAAGATTTACCTACGCCCCTGAATGCTTCTATTACCAGTCTCTTTTCGTTTGACTGTAAATAATCCGCAATATCGAATTGTATAGGTGTTGGTTCAGGCAGGTTTAAATGCTTCCAACATAAATACAAAAAATTTTTAAAATTCTTTAATCGTTTATCCATTGTCAAATGGTACTTCGTCTAAAATGTTATCTTCTTTTTTAGATAAAGGTTCTTTACTGTATGTCTTGCAAACTTCTAAACATACTTTCATCTCTGAAGCAGTTAAGTCTTCACCAGATTTTAATTTTTTATAAGCATGGTTTACCAATAATTGTGGTAACTCTTGTAGGACAGTTTCTATTTTATTGTGGTCTTCCTTGTCTGTTGTATTTTTTAAAGGTACTTCCTTTATTTCTTGACTTGACATGTATTCCTTTTCTCTTTTTTGGTTTCTCTCTAGGTACAAAATGCAAAAATTTTTGTTTAGCCATTATTTATTTTGAATTATTCTTTTAATTGTTTTGCTTCCATCTACGTTTTCTTCTAACTCTGCTGTTACTTCACCACACATAAATTGTTTATTGTCCATACTCATGTTACGAGTAGCTTCACGTTTCATTTTAAGGCAAGTAGATAGACTGTCCTGTATTCTGTGTTCAACCAGTTGTCCGTTTATAAAAAGACAAAGAGCAAAAACTAATGATACCTGCATTAGTGGTCACCATTTAACTTTCCAATGTTTGCTCTAACACTGTCTTTTAACTTCTCAACATCAATTCTTAATCGTTCCACATCTGATTGAAGTCTTAAAATATTGACTTTATTAGTCATATTTTGTTCTTGGTTTTGTTCCAATTTTTCTACTTGTTGAGCTATATGTTCCAACAACATGAATTGTTCTTGGTCTATAGGTAATTGTTTTGATGCCGCTAATAAATCTTGTTCAAATAATTGGTTTTTAGTTTCTAAACTATTTAATCTTTCAATAATGCCAAAATAAGCCCATACACCTATTGCTACTGCTCCTACAATCGCAAGTAAATTTCTGATTGGTAAAGCAACTGAAGTATTTTCTGATATTTTCATTTAGCAACCTTACCTTTGTTAATACCTTTTTTAATAACATAATCTCTTGTACCATTAGCACCATGCTCAACTTCTTTTTTTAAATGACGAAAAACATTTTTTTCTTTTGCTTGTGTTTCTATCTTTTTTAAAAAACTTTCTAATGATTTAGTATCTCTCATTTCTTTTTCTTTTTAGATTTAGGAAAATCAAAAGTTAAAACTTCATCTAATTTTTCAAAAAGGCTATCTACCCAACCAAAAAAATTATATAAAATTCTATCTATCATTTCTTTTTGAGTTTATTCATTGTAGTTACTCCGAATGAAGCTCCCACTATTGTTAATATTATGTACCAAAACATAGGGTCAGCATTTTGTAATATTGCCCAACCACGTTCCATTGTGTCTTGTGTGTATGGAATAAAATGACAAGCCATGATTAGTGTAAAGAAAACTACCAACCACTCGTCTTTCCATGAATGTTCTTGTTGTTTAATTTGTTCGATTGAAATTTGTGATACTGCGTCTAATTCTTTTTCTCTTACAATTTTATCTTTTTGCAATTTATGCTGAATAGCACCAAAAGTTTTTTCTGCTATAATTTTGGTAAGAGGATTTTTTAATAACGCTAACCACATCTTACATTGCCCAAAGAATTATTGACCAAAGTACAAACAACGTAAAAAGTTTTTTATTTGTGTTACGCCAGTAAATAACTGCTTTATCTCTCCAAGTTTTTACAGAGTATCCATATATTATCATACATTTTCCTTTTCTATTTCGTTACAAAAATAATTCATATAAAGTTTTCTTTCTTCAATAGGGTCTTTCATTTCAACTGAAAAATTTTGTATTAATTTACCTCCTGCTCCAACACACTCTGACCAACTATTAAACTCCGTTGGTAATGTCGCTGTGTTGTTACAATATCCTGTGATTGCCGAGCAAATGCTAAAGGCTAATATAAATTTCACTTAAACTGAAAAAATCCTATAATTCCAACAAGTAATGTTCCAATAGCAAGGATAACTTTTAGTCCACCTTTACCCATAGAAACATCTTGTCTTAACGACTTAATTTCTTTTTTCATTTCATCTATAGATTTTAAAATGTTGTTCATGCGTTCAGCACAAAGTTTCTCATGTGATGAAAGTCTTACACCTGTAGCGACTTCGCTAAACTCTTTTGGTGTTATCTTTTTTCTAGGCATTATGAAATAGTTACACCTGTTAAAGTATTAGTAGTTGTTAATTGTGTCCAAGAACCAGTACCTATTCTGTATGCAATAATTCCTTGCTTACCAGTTTCACCTCTGCTGTTGCTTCTTCCATCAATTCCACCATGACCATAGTCTCCAGTATTTAATGAACCAATGTATGTACTAAAACTTGAAGCAATTCTCATTGAATAAGCATTTTGACCATCATCACCTCTATTAGAACCACTATCGTTATTAATTAAAGTTCCGCCAGTATGACCATAAGATTGAGTTGTAAATGCACCTGTGTTGTAAGCTATACCAGTTATAAAATTATTGTTTAAATTTGTATCTGTGTAATCTGTGATTAGACCTCTAACGAATGATGAACCTGCACCACCGCCATTGCCACCCCAACCGCCAGAAGATGAGCCACCGCCACCGCCATAAAGACCTGCACCGCCACCGCCACCTTGACCCCAAGCGTCTTGACCAGTACCACCAACTCCACCTGTGAAGTTTGTTCCAACTCCACCAGAAGCTGTTTCAGTTCCTGCACCACCACTTTTTGTATAAGTTTGTGCTGAACCACCTGCATTTTTATTACCACCTTGTGGTAAATCTGAGTGTTGATTATCCGCTAAATGGTTTTGACCTAGTGTTCCATTATTTCCTTCACCAGAAGAATTTTCAATTCCACCGCCACCATTACTTTCATCACGACCACCACCTGCGGGTCTACCTGCACCACCACCGCCAGAACCTGCGATTAATAATGCGTTAGTGTTCGAAATGGCATTAGCCATAAAAATTCCTGTAAGGTTTCCACCTTCTCCACCTGCAACTCCTTGACCTGCACCTTGACCAGATGCACCACCACCATTACCGCCATAAGTAGTATTATTTCCAGGAGATTCATGTAGTCCACCCTCTCCACCAGAACCAACATAATAATATATTGTTGTTCCAAGTTTGATTGCGTATGTAGCTGTAATTAAAGAACC